AACAGATGGAACACCAAGGAAATGGTGCATAATGGTTGGGTTAGTGAACGTAAATTACAGCCAACGAAACAGGTCGTGAGGGTTAAGGAGAGGGCTCTGACGAAGCCAGCACCAGAGATGGACTTTCGTATGCCTATAGACGATACGATCGGTGAGGATGAGAGAGACGTGTTACGAGAGCTAGGGATAGACTATGACTGGAAAGAAAGTGACTAGGAAAGAGATGGTACGCATGGACCTAGTCGAGATCGATGTGTTCGAGGACATTGCTACCGGCATGACCGTTGCGAATGTGCAGAAGAAATACCAGTGCAGTACTCGGATATTCTACGAATGGTTGGGGAAGAAGCCTGATCGACAGGACACCTATGAGGCAGCGAAGAAGATGTTCGCTCAGACCATAGCCGAGGAGACTCTGAGTATCGCGGACTCTACGATAGATCCTGGGGAAGCTGCTATCAACAAGGTTAGGATAGACGCTCGACGATGGTTAGCAAGCAAGGTTGCGCCCGATGTCTACGGGGATAAGGCAGGTCCGCAGATCAACATCACACTTCAGTCAGAACACCTGCAAGCGTTGAAGGAGGTGACCATTGAAAATAGTGTTCTTGCTAATCGTAGTGGTAGCCGGGACGACTGAGCCCGGCGATGAGCTACTGTTCGAGGATGTGTTCGACTGCAACAAGTTTGCACTGTGGACAGAGCGACAGGCAACCTCTGCAACCCGCATGAACTGGGAGTATCAGCGTGATGTCACGGCGTATTGTTTGCCGAAGGTGGTGGATAATGAGAGGATGACGATACCTTCGAGTCATCGGACCGGCGCACCGGGCCGAGATGTCGAAAATGCTAGGGAGGGAAATCTGTAAGTCATTGATTTGTAAGGGGTTAATCCTTTAGATGAAGGCTATCGCTTTAACGCCTTTACAAACCAGCCCAGAAGCCGATTAAATAAACACCATATATATCAATGACTTACGAGGATCTGCACATTTTTACCCCCCCCACCTGATTATGCCGGGCCTGGGCTGCGGTGATTAGCCCCTCACCCACGAAATCCTAATCAAAAAATATTTTCTCAAACTTCATTTCTTGCATCGAATCGATATCATTCTAGTAAGCAAATAGAAAAAGAGAATAAAAATGATCAAGATTAATGATGAACTAACTACGCCCAAGCAAGCAGCCAAGGCAATGATTTTACATGCTTTAAACAACCATAAAGAAGAGTGGCTTGAAAATACTTGGCCAGGCCAAGAATTAGTCCAGCTTGCGACAGAGAGAGAAATTGACTTAGTGCAAGATCAAATTAATAAGTTGCTGAAGCGCATTTATAGAATTGTTTAATCTTTGAACCAGGGCCCTCGCTTTTCGCCAGTATATTCTCGGGCCAAACCGGCCTTCAGCAGTGCGTTGCACACATCAATTCTAACGTTGTTTTTCATTGCGTAGGGAGTTGCAATGACTCTCCCGAACTTCCCGTAGTCGTGGCTCATAATCTCGATCTTAGCGCCTTGCAAAAGGTCCGCTACGAATTCGGTAGCGTTCTTGCCGAGTGCTTTTTCGCGAGGATCTTTGCTTCTGGTTTCTGGGCAGTTGATCCCGGCAAAACGTAGAGTTGCTTCCAGGGAAACCTTGAACCCGAGGTCCAAGATCCCTACAGCAGTGTCCCCATCGATCAACCGGGTCAACGTGAACCCGTAGTAGAACTTATTACTCACTTAGGTGGGTATGCTGGTTTGGTGCCCGAGATTCGGATACCTGCCATTGTTGCCGCCTGGCGATTCTTGTTACCTGCCTTGTTTGGTTTCACTGGTGCTTTCTGTCCGTATTTTTGCATGGTGCTCTCCTGGTTGGTTGAGTCTAGATTCTCCAATAGAAACCAAAAGAAAACAAAGAAAACACTCAAAAACACCAATAAAAGACGAATAACGTAAACTAAATGTTTACACTCCTTCCAATACCTGTAAACTAGCTACCAAGTTAACAAGAAACCACTAAACTAGGAGTATTTAAGATGATCACAAAAGGAGCAAGCGTAATGAATTTGACTAAAGAGCAAAAATTACTAAGTAGTGTTCACTTGGATCAGAAAATTCTGATTCCTGATCAAGACCTTAAATTGATGCGCGAAAATGGATTCGTAGACTGTAGCTATAGCAATGATCTAGTACCTTCCTTTTTCAAAGAAAATTCCAAGGATGAAACCTTCGTGATTTATTATGGCGGCGTTTATGAAAATGAAGATATCACCACTGATCAACACATTGTTTACACCATCACTGCAAACGCTCAACTTCATAACGACACTAATGATGGTGTTGAGGTTCTTACGAAAGGCGGAGATGTATTCTTCCCCAATGTAGAGTCGGCAATTAAGGCTCTTGGTCTTATCAATGAGGAGCAAGCGTAATGGAAATCAATACTAAGACTTACCCATCAGCCGAAGGCTTTGACAGTGGCGGCGGAATGGTTCATCTCCGACTTGAAATAGACCAAAGCAAAGAATGGTTGATTAATCCTTGGGATGAAGAAGCTCAAGACTTTCTTAATGAAATGCCAACAGACGATGAGCAGCTTTGTTTGTTTGGTTTCACTGATTGGGATACGGATGAGAACAAATCGTTCAAGGCTGTTTTCAAGGATGGCATCAAACAAATTCAAAGAGAGGAGCAAGCGTAATGTACTTAATCACCGAAGAAGGTTTGGAACAAATCCGACAGCAACTGATCAGCAAGCTCAAGCCCAACGGGTACGACTACCAAGGCGATGATTTTGTCGGATCAAAGGAGCAAGACCATTATTTAGAGGCTTTTGCGGAAGACCTTGGAGACGCCATGACTGAATACATGTTCATGGGTAACAACAGCCCAGAAGGCGCTCAAGTTGAGATCGGGCAGCAACTAACAAAATCGGGTCACGTCGAATTTATCAGCGTAACTAAAAAAGGCTATCGCCGTGAGGTGGAGCTTCACATCGATGATGGCGCCCTAAACGTTGACGCACCGGATGGCAGCTACTTGGTTATTGCAGAAGGCTTTGAATTTGTCAGTGACAGCGAAGTGACGGTCTTGGACGGCAAAGCAGATAGCGATGAGATGATGAAGGCTGCAAGAGAGTTACTTTTAAAGTCTGGCTACTGGGGAATGTTCTTGGAGGCTACGGTTTTTTCTGAGCGTTGGGGTAATGGCCGCTTAACAATCTATATCGGGAGCTAGGCATGACTATTTACGGATACACAAGAGTCTCCACTGAGCAGCAAATCGGCAACACCAGTATCGAGAGCCAACGCTCAATGATCGAGGGCACAGCCAAGGCTAGTGGACTCAGTGATGAGAATATTGTCTGGCTCGATGATCTGGGCGTGAGTGGCGCCAGAGATTTTGTGACTAGGCCAGCGGTCGCCCCAATTGTCTTTCGCAACGGTGACGTGATTATCTTCTCTGCGTTGGACAGGTTCTCTCGCGACCCTAGAGACACGCTCAACACTGTGCACGAAATGAAACAGCGTAAAGTGTCCCTAGTTATAAATGGCCACGGAGACGTGACCAGCTCCACGAATATTTACGGCAAGTTGATCCTAGAAATCATGGCAGTAATATCCGGCTACGAGCGCGACATGATTGCGGAGCGAACCCAACGAGGCTCACGCGCTAAAGCGGCGAAAGGTGGGTACATTGGTGGAGCTGTGCCGTTTGGTATGAAGGTCGAGGGCGAAGGTCAGGACTCTATGCTGGTCAAAGATGAGGAGCTGCATGCGAAGATCAATGATTTTAATTGGAAGAAGGGAACAGCGGTTAATTACCTCATCTCCAGAATGGCGGGGCAGAGAAAGAGCGGCGACAGTTGCCGAGCTATTTCGGCGTGGGTCAAGAAAAGATATGACATTGACCTGAGCCACGTCACGGTAACGAGGTTGACGAATGCGTTCGAGAAAACTAATCTGACTGAGGCTGCAAGGAAAGGTAAGAAGCGACGCCGTTTAATTAAATCTCAAATTCGCCAAGCTGCTGCTGTTAAGCTTGGGCTAAATCCAAAGAGGTTCGCCTAGTGGCCAACAAGAATCCGTTTAAAGATTTCGTGCTTACTTATCAGCGCGACCCGGTAGGTTTTGTCACGAATGTTCTTCGGGTTACCCCGGACCCTTGGCAAGCGGAATTCCTGAATGCTATCCAGAGCGGTGAGAGAAGGATCTCAATTCGCAGCGGCCACGGCACCGGCAAGAGCACCGCCGCATCGTGGGCAATGCTCTGGTATCTCCTGTTTCGCTACCCGGTGAAAATTGTCGTCACCGCACCAACGAGCGCGCAGATGTTTGACGCATTGTTCGCCGAGCTGCGCCGCTGGGTCAACGAGCTCCCAGAGCCGCTCAAAGAAATCCTAGACGTAAAGTCTGACCGCATAAGTCACA